CCGTGAACGATCTGGCCGCGTTCCTCATGGAAAATATCCCCGGTCTGGATGAAACGACGGCCAAAAAGATGGCCCTGCATAAGCGGGGCGAAATAAAGGCCCTGTTTGACCGGGCGCAGTAGGCAGACAAAACCGCCGGCGGAGGTTCCGCCGGCGGTTTTTAATGTCTATTTTCCGATTTGCTCTAATGCCTCTTTGAGTTTGTCAAAGCCAAACATGGCCGCATAGGCCCCCATGAAACCGACGATCACAGCCGCCGCGATCATGTACCAGGTGACCGCCAGGGCGGCGATCTGGCAATATGCGAAAAATGCGGCCAGGGTCAGCACCAGGGAGATCAGGGTGGCTAGAATGTTGGTGGGCAGCTTGTCCCAGGTAACTTTTTTTAGCACCTGGGTGATGATGTTCGTAAGTACCACCAGGGCGCCCACAATAGCCAGCAGCGTGGAAATGTTCAAAATATCCATTTTCTTTTCCTCCTATTTTATGGCCCCGCCCAGGGCGCGGAGTAAGTCGCCCAGGTATTGGAGCGCGTTTTGATTTGTCAGCCAGTAGTCCGGGGTATTGATCACGCCGACGGCCACTAGGGCGGCCACGCCCTCCTCAACCGTCCCCGTGCGGGTTCCAACTTTGGAGATCTTGGCCGCGGCCTTGATCAGCAGACTGTCCAGGTATTTGAGTTTACCCACCGCCACTGCGTTGGCCCAATAGTCCGGGCTGCTGATAACGCCCAGGGCGGCCAACTTGGCCGCGGCGGCCTCCGCCGTACCGGACAACATAAGAACCTGCCCCACAGAAATGATGCTCTTGTTTTCAATGGAGTTTATTTCCACCAGCTTGTCCACGGTGGTGCCGTATGTGCTGGCCAACTTTGAAAGTGTGTCACCAGTTACGACGGTGTGGATCGTGGCTGCGGGTCCCGTGCTGCTCCCGCTCGTCGTCCCGCTCTCGGTTGCTTTGCTTGCATAGGCGGGGAGGCCGTAGCCTCTTATGTATCCATTGCCGACGGTCACGGTCCGGCGTTTCACGCTGTTGGAGTAATTGCCCTCAATCACGGTAATGGTTTTCCCGCTCACAGCCTCGACAATACCCACATGATCGGCATATCCGGTATTGGGCTGGGTGCTGTCGTCCCAGTTATAAAACATATAGTCACCGGGCTGCGGGGTAATGGTTCCGTCCTCCTGCCACTTGCTGGCGGTGTGTGCTTTAAAAAGATTTATGTGCGCCTCGCATCCGCACTCGGTTGGTATAATGTCGGTCAGGTCGCAAGCGATGGCCACAGCGGAGGCAAAGGTGGAACACCAGGCATCGGTGTATTTCACCGCGTAGCCTCTGGCCAGGGGCTTGTGTGAATTATACAGGTCAATGATCTTTTTGTGGCTACCGTCACTTTCTTTACATCCAATATAGCCCACGGCAGTGCTTACAACTTTTTTGCGTAGTTCGTTTTCTGTCATAATAAAAAATCTCCCTCCGGTGGTTCTCGATTTTCTGGCGGCGTGGCCTGGCTGGGCTGTTGTCCCGGCTCCCCCGCCTTATCCTTGTTTGTCTTAATCCAGCCCATGACGCCATTTTCCAGGCCACACACCCCAAACACGCAGGCGGTCAGGGTGGTGGGTTCGGCGCCCACTTTGTAGAAAATCCAAAGATCTGCCACGGTGTAAGCGAATAACACCACAGCCTCCAGTACCAGCACCTTGTCCATGACACCCATTTTTTGCTTTTCCCTTACATGGCGGGGGATATAGCGCCGGAAGATCCTGCAAAGCAAATACCCCAACGCGGTCCCGCCCACCATGGCCGCAGCGGCCACTAGAACGGTTCTGGTCATGGCCCAAACAGTACCGCGGCGGCAATAGCTACCAAAGCGCCCACAATCCCCGCGATGATCTTCTCCACGACGCCCTCCCAACGCTTGGCCGGCTTTTGCTCCACGGCATCCATGCGGCTGTCGATGCCGTCCACCTTTTTGTCCAGTTTTTCGATCTGTCCCGCGGTGTAGTCCTGTTTTAGCACCATTTCCCGCACGGCCAGGGTCAACTCGTGCAAGGCGTCGGTGCTTTGCTCCAGCTTGTCAATGCGGCGGGTGTTGGATCTGGCCCGCTGCTCCACCTCGGCCACCTTTACCTCTAAGTTTTCAGCCATCTGTTTTCACCTCCCCAGTTATCGCCGGGGCAGTTCCCACGGCGTTCATGTATGCCTGACGGGAGGCGGTGATCTCCTCCGCCATAACCACGGCCTCATGCTCTGCAAGGGCAAGGGCCTGGGCCTGAATTATTACGTTTTGCTGGTCAATAATGGCGCATAGGTCGGCTACTAATTGGATCGTGTTTATTTTCATGCCATCACCCCCATGGGCGGCTTTTCCCTGTGTATGCAATCCAGCAGGTACTCTGCCATAGTTTGCGGTAGATCCTCCAATTCCTTTGACCACACCCACGCCCACGCGCCCGGTATTTGCTCCAGATGCCCGTAATGGCTCCAGGGGTTTGTCGGATTCGCCAGCGCGTCACCGCTCCCCGGTGGGGCGGTTTCCAGCAGGGCCGCCACCGCCACCTGGCGGGCGATCTCCACCTCTGGATTTTTGGGATCATAGCCCCAAAAATGATCTTTTGTGTTTTGGCTGGTGGTGGCGCATAGGCCGTGCCCTTTGTACTGGATAAAACCATCCACCACAGGCAGGATGGTTCCCCAGGGGATATTGACAGGGCCGCAGATGGCCCGCGTCCGCATCCGCTTTTTTACGATGTACTGGTCATAGTTCATTCCGTGGCCTCCGTCCATCCGTACACGCCAGGCTCCCACACGTTTCCGGCGACATCAGAAACCCAGTGCTTTCCGCCGCGGGAAACCTTGTCACTGGCGGCATAGGCGTCATGTGCGCCCACCGGCTGGCTCCATTCCGGCCATTCCTCGGCGGGGTCAGCTATGGATACCCACAGGCTCACCGCAGTATCAGGGGTCCAGTCCACTTGTGATGTGTGATCCAATATACAGCGGTAAATCAGGCCGCTATGGCGCCGGATCTGCCCGGCCTTGTAGGCTTTGGGGTACACCCACGCCTCAAACAACGCCGCATGTTCGCCCGCCGTTTCGGCATCAATGCTGCCAGCTTCGGCAAGAGTGACAAACGTAATGCTGCCGGCCTGGTCGATTTTTTCAATTTCCTTTCCGGCGTCGGTTTCCGTCAGCGTGACGGTTTCCAGCCCCTCCATCCCCAGGGTGCCCAGCAGATGGAACACCTCGCCATTGTAGGCTATCCCCTCCGCCTCATCCTCTCGGCATAGCACAAAGCATCCATTTTCATGGGTCTTTACATAGTTTGGGGTCTCTGTCAGTGCCAGCACGGCCCCGGCCTTGATAATCTGATACATAGTCACACCTCTTTTATGTTTTATTTCCCCTTTGAATACCTCACCCACTTGCGTGGGCTGGATGGGGTTGGATTGGCTCCGCCAGATTAGGCACAAAAGCCAGGCGCCACGCCATAGGAGTTGTAGGCGTTGTGGTTGCTGGCGTTGCCGTTGGTGTTGACAATGCAAACGCCGGCACTGTTGCCGGAGTAGGCGGAACGGGTCCAAACATAGGCCGTCGATCCCGTGGCCGAATGTCTGTACTTGATCTTGGAGTTTCCGGCCTTGTAATAGTCATACTGGGCTTGGTAACTCTGCTCCGTGCTGTTGGCGTAGGATCTGGCGCCGTGGTATTCATACTCTGAAAGCAAGAAAAGGTAATCTGTTGTACTGGTGACATAGCTGGCCGTGTCGCTGCCGCCGCCAGTGTTGTCGCTGTACTTGGTGCAGGACTTTATTACCGCCCGCAGGTCGCTGGGCAGGGCGGCCAGGAGGCTGCCGGACAGTGGACTGGTGGGGGTGTAGCTGCTCCCCAGCAGGGTGGTCCGCATACGGCTACTGGACCAGCCACCGGAATTGGTGTTGGTGATGTTCATGTTGAAATAGCCGGCTGTTGTGTAGTTGCTGCCATACCCGCTATCAATCAGGGCAACGTCCACACTGTTGATTTTGCCGATCTGGAAGTGAATCCGGTTGGTCCCCTCACGGCTCGAATTGTGATTAAACCCTAAAATAAAAACGTCAATGGACAGGCTGGAAAATGTGGTATTGCCCACGGTGCCGCTTATGGTGATTGTCTTGGTAGCGCCCACACTCCAAGAGTTTGCCCCTATGCCGCTATCGCTGGCGGACTTGATCAGCGCCCATGTGTTGCTGTTTAGGGTGGTGTTGTAAATCTTCACATCCGCGCTGCACGTCTTACTCGTCGGGGCGGTGTGATTGGTTCCTGCCGCCACGTTGACGGTGATGGTGGCGGTGCCGGTGGCCTTGCCTGTTACTGTCACGGTAGTGCCGGAAACGCTCACGGTGGCCACGCTGGTGTCGCTGGACGTTGCCGTGATCGCACCGTCACCCGTCCGCGTGACGGTGATGGTTCCCGTCAGCGCACCAGTCAGCAGGGCTAAAGATGTTTTGTTGATGGTCAGGCTGCCCGCCGCCTGGGCGATGGTCCAGGTCACGGTCTTGGCTGTGGTAGTGGTGTCGCTCCATTGGTAATTGGCGGTCGGGGTGAATGTCGCGGAGTAGGTCCCCGCATTGGTGCTGCTGGTAGTCCCCCCCACGGTCATTTTGGCGCTGTCGTAGTTGCTCCAAGTGGGGGACTGGGCGCTGCCCGTATAGGTCAAGGTGCCGCTTTGGGAGGGCGTGGCACTGATAGCCGCCCGCCCGATGGTCCAGGTCACGGTTTTGGCCGCGGTGGTGGTGTCGCTCCATTGATAATTCGCGGTGGGGGTGAATGTCGCGGAGTAGGTCCCCGCATTGGTGCCGTTGGTAGTTCCCCCCAGGGTCATTTTGGTGGTGTCGTAGTTGCTCCAGCTGGGGGACTGGGCGCTGCCCGTGTAGGTCAGGGTGCCGCTTTGGGAGGGGGTGGTGCTGATAGCTGCCCGGCCAATGGTCCATGTCACAGATCTGGCCGCGTCGGTGCCGTCGTTCCACATATACCCCTCTTTCGGGGTAAACGTGGCCGTGTAGGTCCCCGCATTGGTGCCGCTGGTGACGCCGCCCAGGGTCAGGGCGTCCGGGTTGTAGCTGTTCCAGCTTGGGGACTGGGCGCTGCCCGTGTAGGTCAGGGTGCCGCTTTGGGAGGGGGTGGCGTCAATGGTGTGTGTTAATTGGGTGATGGCGTCCAGGGCCTTGTCCGCTGTTTCTTGAGCGGTAGCGGCGGCCTGGGTCGCGGTGGCTGCGGCTTGCTTGGCTGCGTCGGCTTTAGCCCCCGCCGCGTTGGCCGCCTCTAGTGCCTCGTCTGCTGTTCCCTGGGCATTTGCCGCCGCTCTTGCTGCCGCTGCCGCCGCCGCTGCGTTGTTTTGGATCATGTCGCGGAGGCCGCCGTGGGCCGCCGGGTCCGCGTCGTGGTCCTCCAGATCCTTTTTGGTGGCAAGGATCAGCGACGTGGAAAGGGTGCAGGAAACCGCGGTGGTATCGCCCACGATAATGGGCACTGTGATGTTTTTTTCCACGGTTTCGACGCTGGCCGCCGGGATAAAGTCGGCTGTGTCATATGCGTTTTGGTAGCAGTACAAAATATCGGCCGCCCGGTTGTCCGGGTCGTCCGGGTTCGCTGCGAAAACACCGATTTCACGCCAGTAAAACCCCTCGGACAACCCTGCATTAGAGAACGTGCCGGAAACGTCTACATAATCGGTATATTTGTTGAGGGCTGCGTCGATGGTCACCACGAGCGTAACCAA